GCGGAAGAATCGGCGCACGGTTTCCATTCGGCGATGATCGCACGACCCCGCCCAGAATTGCTCACTATGCACCGAAGGAGACTCTCGTGACCGGTCGCGCTGCGAAGACCTGCTCGTGGCGCGACCCGGACCGGGAGTCCATCAAGTGCCGCAAGACCGCGGTGCTCGCGCCGAACGGCGAGGACTTCCGGTGCGAGGAGCACTGGCGGAAGTCCTGGAATGGCGCGTCGGACAAGCGGCGGCGGGTGCCGGCGCTGAAGTATGCCGAGAAGGAATACATCCGGGAGCGCGACCACCGGACCTGTGCGCTGTGCGGGGCCGAGGGCAACGAGGTCGACCACATCGTCGAGGTCGCCGACGGCGGCACCAACCTTCCGTCCAACCTGCAGGTTTTGTGCCACGACTGCCACGCCGACAAGACTCGACGCAGCCAGACCCAGTGGAACCAGTCGTCTACGATCAGGACTTCAGCTCGCAACGCTGCGAAGAAGCGGCGTCGTAGGATGGGGCTCTATCAGCAGTAGCTGAGCCACCGGGGAGCAGGAGAGGCGCGGCGTGAAGATCGTCATTCCAGAGGAAGACGGGATCGAGTACCCGACGCTCGGGCCGTGGGTGTGCCAGTTCATCGAGGAGCGGTTCGTCTACGGCCCCGGCTCCATGCAGGGCCAAGAGGTCAAGCTCGACGAGGATCAGCAGGAGTTCCTCTGGCGCGCGTACGAGCACTACCCCAAGGGGTACGAGTACGAGGGCATGGACCTCTCCGGGAAGCGCCGATTCCAAAGATCGGCCCTGTCCGTTCGTAAAGGTTCGGCAAAGACCGAGATGCTCGCCTGGGTGGCCGGGATGGAGCTGCACCCCGAGGGACCGATCCGGTTCGCGGGGTTCGACCCGACGATGCCCGGCGGGATGAAGTCCGGCCGGCCGGTCACCGACCCGTACATCCCGATGCTCGCGTACACCAAGGACCAGGTCGCCGAGCTCGGCTACGGCGCGCTGATGTCGATCCTCGAATCGTGTGACGACGCGGGTCTGTTCGACATCACCAAGGAGCGGGTGATCCGGCTCAACATGCACGGCAAGCGGGACGGGATCTGCGTCCCACTGGCCGGCACCCCCGGCTCCCTGGACGGCGCGCGCACCACCTTTCAGGCCCTCGACGAGACCCACCGGCTCTACCTGCCGAACCACAAAGCGGCCATCGAGACGATGCTGAACAACCTCCCGAAGCGGCCGCTGGAGGATCCGTGGCAGATGTCGACGACGACCGCCGGCGAGCCCGGCCAGGACTCCTACGCGGAGGACGAATACAAGGAGGGGATGGCCAACCACAACGGGAAGCTGAAGTCCCGCGGCTTCTTCTTCATGCACCGCCAGGCCAGCGACGGCCACAAGTTCGACACCATGCAACAGCGGATGGAGGCCATCCGCGAGGCCACCGGCCCCGGCGTGGCGCGCTGGACCCGGTTCGACCTGATCGCGGCGATGTGGGATCGCGAGGGTGCGGACAAGCAGTACCTGGAGCGGGTGTGGACCAACCGCTGGACGCAGACCGCGGCCCAGGCCTTCGACAAGGAGGCGTTCGCGGCGCTCGGCCACCCGTCCCTGACGATCCCGGAGGGTGCCTTCTGCACCTTGGGCTTCGACGGCGCGGTGTTCGAGGACTCGACGGCGCTGGTCCTGACGGAGATCTCCACCGGCATCCAACAGGTCGTCGGCTTCTGGGAGAAGCCGGAGAATCTGCCGATCGGCCCCGACGGTAAACCGCAGCGGTGGCGCGTCCCGGAGTCCGAGGTCAACGCGGTCTTCCTGGAGTGCATGGAGAAGTACGAGATCTGGCGCGTCTACGGCGACCCTCCACACTGGAAGGAGACGATGGCGAACTGGGCCGGTCAGTATCCGGACGAGGTGCACGAGTTCTGGACCAAGGACCCGACCCGGATGTACTACGCCATCAAGAACTACCAGCACGGCATCGCGTCCGGGGACCTCAGCCACGACGCGGACCCCGACTTCATCCAGCACGCCGGCAACGCGGGCAAGCGGATGACGCGTGGCGTCGACGAGGACGGACAGCCGAAGTTCATTCTTGCCAAGATTGAGCAGACCAGGAAGTACGATATCGTCGTAGCCGCAATCCTGAGCTGGGAGGCCCGCATGGATGCCATCGCCGAGAACGCTCAGCCGAAGCCGAAAGCCTTCATGCCGGTCAGAGTCCGATGAACTTCTGGTGGGAATGGCTCAAGCTCTTCGGCTGCGCCATTCTCATCGTCGCTTGGTTCCTCGTCATGCCTCTGATATGACGAAACCCCAGCGCTCTGACGCCACGGCGTCGGCGGACCTGGGGTCACGTCTGAACCATCCTACGGATTCGTCGGCTACGATAACACGCAGCAGTCCGGGATGGTGGAGGAGATCTGGTACATGGCCGCATCGGTGAAGTACAACGACCCTGTCACTGGCGACCGCGATCCCGATCCTGACGCTTCCGTCACTCCGGGATGGATGATGGTCCACCTGCTCAAGGACATCTCCGCGGGGAACGACCGGTTCAAGAAGCTCCGGATGTACGTCGAGGGTGACCCGCCGCGGCCGGACACCCCGGACGCCATCAAGGACGAGTGGATCGAGTTCGAGCGGTTCCGGCAGAAGTCCCGGACCAACTTCTCCTCGCTGGTCATCGCCGCGTGTCTCGACAAGACCGCCATCCAGGGGTTCCGCACCGCGGCCGAGGGTGACGAGGACGGCGACAAGCAGGCCGACAAGATCTGGGACGACAACGACATGGCGGTGAAGAGTGACCGCGCCATGTTCGACATGTTCACCTTCGGCTCCGGATACCTTCTGGCGGACCCCATCTCGAAGAAGGCACAACACTTCCGGCCCTGGCAGGCCGGGGTGATCAACGATGTCTACGGCACGCCAGTAGCCGCGCTCACCGTGCATCACAATCCGGTCAAGCGCCTGGACTACGCCTACCTGTGGATGCGCGAGGAAGACGAGAACGGCGTGGCCACCGGGAAGGTGCAGTGCCACATCGCCACCCGGGAGCGCGAGAACAAGATCGGCCGGGGCACCCAGTTCGAGACGCAGGTCCCGCTCGGTACCTACCTGCCGCGGAACTGGTTCTGGTGGAAGACGGTCGACACCGAGCTGGAGAACATCCCGGTCATCGAGTTCGAGAACCGAGACGGCTTCGGCGAGTTCGAGCAGCACCTCGACATCGTCGACCGCATCAACCACATGATCCTGCAGCGCGTCGTCATCGTGACGATGCAGGCGTTCCGCCAGCGCGCCATCAAGGGTGACCTGCCCAAGCATGACGACAAGGGCAACGTCATCGACTGGAACAAGGTCTTCCCCGCGGCCCCGGGCTCGCTGTGGCTGACCGGTCCGGACTCCGAGATCTGGGAGTCCACCCCCACCGACATCCAGGGCATCCTCAACGGCACCGTCGCCGACGTGCGCGACCTGTCCTCGGTGACGCGGACCCCGATGACCTACTTCCAGCCGGACGCCGCCAACGGTTCCGCGGCCGGCGCGACCCTGGCCAACGACGCGTACAACAGCAAGATCGCGGACCGGAAGATGCGGAACACCGGCCGCTGGCGGCTGTTCATGTCGCTGATGTTCCAGATCACCGGCGACGCCGAGCGCTCCAAGCTCGACGAGATCGAGGTCCTGTGGGCCCCGACCGAGTCCATCGCGCTGGCCGAGCGGTTCTCCGCGGCGGCCCAGGCGGCCGGGTTCGGGATCCCGCTCAAGACGATCATGCGCGAGATCATCCAGTGGAACCCGAAGCAGATGCGCGCGGTGGAGATCGAGCGCATCGCCCAGTCGCTGACCCAGGCCGCGACGTCGACGGCCGGCGGCCAGGAGACGCAGACTCCGCTGCAGAAGTCGCGCGCGGCGAAGGAGACGCAAGCCGCCTCGAACGGATCGACGACCGGGGGTAGAGCGTGACCGGCCCCTCGGTCGGCGTACCTGAACGCCGGTCTGTCTACGACGCGCCCGCCGTCCCGCCGGGGGAGATGACCCCGGAGCAGCAGGAGCAGTTCTCCGTCGCGCAGGTCGCAGCCATCGTGGCGGCCGCCGGCGCGACCAAGGTGTCCATCGCGAACGCCACCACGCTGGCGCTGATCCCGTTGCTGCGCACCATCGATCCGTTCAACGCGGTCGAGGTCGCACAGTTCGCGGCGAAGGCGGCGCAGTACGTCGAAGCGGCTCGGCAGGAGATGGCCAAGGTGACCTGGGCCGCCACCAAGGCGCGCCTCGCCGCATACGACGTGCCGTTCACCGCGGGCTACGAGAAGGTCAAGCCCGGCCGCGCGACCAAGCTGGAGGTAGCCTACGAGCGCCCGGCCGCCGCATACCGGATGCGGATGGCCGAGGGATTCAAGTCCATCTCCAACCTGATCGACCAGGTGGAGGAGGAGAGGTTTCAGCAGCTCGGAGGAGCCGAGGCTGCAGCGCAGAGGACTGGGGAGTCGAATGCCGAAGTCGAAGGCAAGAAAAGGCCACTCACAGAAGGTGGCGGCAAGAGCCAAGCGGCAAAGTCGGGAACGCAGCGAGCGGCTGGCGGAAGCGATCGAGGCGCAGCTGCGGGCGAAGGAAAGCCAAGGCCTGCTCGACCCGATCCTGTCCCCGACGCCGAACCCGATGACTTCGATTTCACCGCAGACCTCACTGCTGAAGAGGCACGTCAGGCTGAGCTCGACGCGGAGTTTGATCTCGAACAGGAGCTTAGGGACCAGGCGCGGCTGAGCGAGGACGAGAAGCGCGAGCTCCTCAAGCAGCAGGCCCAGCAGGACATGGAGATCCGCACCGAGCGGATGATCAACGACGACGTCGCCATGGCCAAGCGGGACGCGCACCAGGCGGCCATCGCCAAGACCCCGGCGCGGGTCACCGGCTACCGGCGGGTGGTGCACCCGGAGCTCGCGGAGTCCGGCATGTCCTGCGGCCTGTGCATCGTGGCGTCCACGCGGATCTACAAGAAGACCGAGCTGATGCCGATCCACAACCTGTGCAACTGTGAGCAGGTCGAGATCATCGACGGCAAGGATCCTGGCGACCAGATCAACAAGGAGGACCTGGACGCTATGTACGCTGACGCCGGGTTCACCACGGACGGCCGGGATCTGAAGGAGCAGGACTACTACGTCTTCGACCATCCGGAGCTGGGCCCGATCCTGCGGAACAAGGAGCACTCGAAGAGGGCGATCAAGTTCAGCACGCGGGAAGCGTCGTCGGCCCACAAGGAGCGGTCGAAGGCAGAGCGAAAAGCGATACAAGAGAAGAAGGCTGAGAAGTTCGGCCGATGACAACCGGGAGAGAAAATGCGTAACACCACGGCACTTCGTTTCATCGTCGGCGCAGGATTCGGCGTCGGCCCCGTTCAGCGCGCGAGCAAGCTGCACCCTCGCCGGGACGAGGGTGGACACGACGATCCGAACAAGAAGGTCGAGAAGCCGAAGGTCCTGACGGACGCGGAGGCCGCCGAGCTGAAGATCCAGCAGGCCAAGGACGAGCACGCCGCGGAGCTGAAGAGGGTTCAGGACGAGGCCGCATGGCTGGTCGCCGAGCGCGAGCACAACCTGAAGCTGGCGCGGGAAGCGACCAAGACGCAGGAGGAGAAGGACCGCGATGCCAAGATCGAGGCCGCCGTTGCCGAGGTTCTCC